TGATGAGTCTGAAACGAACCTTAATCGTGCTGTCGCTTTCTATATTGTTAACAAATGTTCTTTTAGTGGTCTTACCGAAAGCTCTTCTTTTTCTCCACAGGCATCAATTAATAACTTCTCCATGAGAGGCATTGAAAAACTTCCCGAATATTCTAAACTAATCGAAAAATGGCGTATAACTAATTACTCCTATGATTATCTGATGGATGGAAACAAAGGTGCTTTTATGTATCTCGATCCTCCTTATGATATTAAGGATAATCTCTATGGGCGTAAAGGATCAATGCACAAAGGATTTGATCACGATAAGTTTGCTGCTGATTGCGACGTTTGTAATATGGATCAACTCATTAGTTACAATTCTGATCAACTAGTCAAAGATAGGTTTAAAAATTGGAACGCCGCTGAGTTTGATTTGACTTACACGATGCGTTCTGTGGGTGAATATATGCGTGAGCAAAAACAACGTAAAGAACTCTTGCTTTTTAATTATGGAATTGAAGGACTGGTTAAACTCGATCAATCAGACGAAGCAACATCTGATTGATGAAGATCCTTCACTTGAGAAGGAATATGCACCCTATATTATTAATCGTTGTCTTTCTGGGCATCTTGATTGCATTATGTTTGCTAATGAAATGAATCGGTATCATTTTCTATCAAAAAAGATGCAATATGACTTCTTTATAAATAGTCTGAGGAAAAAGAAGAGATTTTCTTCCTGGCTCCGACAAGATAAAATCAAAGATCTTGATTATGTCAAACGTTATTATGGATATAGTAATGAAAAGGCAAAGCAGGCTTTGAGGATTCTTACCAAAGAACAACTAACATTTATAAAATCGAAATTTGAAACTGGAGGAACAAAATGAGTGTCGTTCAAGAACCTGAAGTGAAGTGGACGCCCGACCAAATGGTGGAAGTGATCCTTAATGAACCTGATGATTTTCTTAAGGTTCGTGAGACTTTGACCCGCATCGGAGTTGCTTCAAGAAAGGAAAAGAAAATCTATCAATCTTGCCATATTTTACATAAGCAAGGTAGATATTATCTTGTTCACTTTAAAGAACTATTTGCCCTTGACGGCAAACATGCAAACCTAACTGTGAATGATGTTCAACGTCGCAATCGTATTGCCCAACTTCTTGCTGATTGGGGTCTGATTGAGATTGTTGATGTAAAGAAGATCCAGGACATTGCTCCTTTGAATCAAATCAAAGTTCTTTCCTATAAGGACAAGGGAGATTGGATTCTGGAAACCAAGTATAATATTGGTGCTAAAAAGAAAAAGGTAGAGGATGCCGAATAAAAAAGAGCGGGTTTTACACCCGCCTTTTTTGTAAGAAGTATTATAATTATATACGGATGCCGTAAGGGTCCACAAAACACAAACTCGCTTTTAAAGGAGGAGCTACCATAATGACTAACCTTACAAGGTATACTGCTGCGGATCTTCCTGCCTTAATGGAAAGAATTACGCGCAATAGCATTGGAATGGACGAATATTTTGATCGTTTATTTAATCTTCATGAAACTACAACCAATTATCCTCCATATAACTTAGTTCAAATAAATAATGTTGAGTCTCATTTGGAACTAGCATTAGCGGGATTCAAGAAAGGAGAAGTAAATGTGTTCACAGAGTATGGAAAACTTTTTGTCGAGGGACAAAAAGCAGATACCGAATCGGATAGGACGTTTATCCACAAGGGAGTGGCTAGCAGAAGTTTTAAACGAGCGTGGACTTTATCCGACGACACAGAAGTTCGCGAAGTCACATTTGAAGACGGACTTCTACGGATCGTACTTGGGAAAATAGTACCAGAGCATCATGCTCGCAAAGATTACTTATAAATAGTTCCGAATATCGTCGGCGCGGGAGGCAACTGGCAAAATCCAGTTGACGCCTCCCCTTTTTATTGGTATAATGGGTAGAGGATAATTGGGAAAATGTCAATCAAGTTAGCACTACTAAAATCGGGCGAGACAATTATTTCTGACGCTAAAGAACTTATTTCTGATGATAAGGTCTGTGGATACCTATTCACTAAACCTCATAAAGTTGAAGCCAGAAAAACAGTTTTGCTAGTGGAAGAAAATGAGAATGCACAGGGAGATTTGGAAGTATCACTATCTCCTTGGATTATTCTGACTAGCGATGATCAAATCCCAGTCCCGCCTGATTGGGTGGTTACTATTGTGGAACCAATAGAAACAATTAAACAAATGTATGAGGAAAAAGTAAATGGTGAAATCAATCAAGTGTCTTTTACTGAAAGTTGATAACGTAATCATCACCGAAATTATTGAAGTTGGATCTGAACTTGGTGAACCAGATTGTAAACTCATTAATCCATATAAAATTGATGGGGATGGAAACTTAACTCCTTGGCCAGATGTTACTGACCAAAGAGAAATGATGATCCATTCGGATAGTATTTTGACTATTGTTACACCTAAAGAAGACATTATTGAAAAGTATCTTGAACTAACTGCCTAATGAGATTCTACACAAACGTGCAAATGGTCGGGGATCACTTCCTTGTCCGAGGTTATGAAGATGGTAAACACTTTATGACTCGGGAGAAGTTCAACCCGACCCTTTTTGTTCCTTCCAATAAAAAAACTAAATATCAAACTCTTAGTGGAGAATATGTTGAACCAATACAACCTGGTTCTGTTCGTGATTGTAGGGAATTTATTAAAAAATATGAAGGTGTAGAAAACTTTAAAATCTATGGTAATACTGGATACATCTATCAGTATATTTCTGAAATGTATCCTGAGGATGAAATAAGATTTGATATCAACAAAATTAAAGTTGCAACTTTGGATATTGAGGTTGCATCTGAGAATGGATTTCCCGATGTAGAATCTGCTGCTGAAGAAGTTCTTTTGATTACAATTCAAGATTACTCTTCTAAACAGATTCGCACTTGGGGTCTTGGTCCATTCCAGAATAAGCAGCAGAACGTAATTTACAAATCTTTTTCTACAGAATATGATCTCCTAATGGATTTCATTAACTGGTGGATGGTAGAAGGAAATACTCCAGAAGTTGTAACTGGATGGAATAGTGAACTGTATGATATTCCATATCTTGTTCGCCGTCTTGATCGTGTTCTGGGTGAAAAATTGATGAAGCGTATGTCTCCTTGGGGTCTGGTGACTGAGAGTGAGATTTACATTGCTGGACGTAAACATATTTCTTATGATGTTGGTGGAATTACACAACTAGATTATCTGAATCTTTATAAAAAGTTTACTTATAAAGCACAGGAATCTTATCGTCTGGATTATATTGCAAGCGTTGAACTCAATCAGAAAAAACTTGATCACTCTGAGTTTGATACGTTTAAGGACTTCTATACAAAAGGTTGGCAAAAGTTTGTTGAATATAACATCGTTGACGTAGAACTTGTTGACCGTCTGGAAGACAAGATGAAACTGATTGAACTTGCAATTACGATGGCGTATGATGCGAAAGCAAATTATGCTGACGTATTTTCTCAGGTCCGTATGTGGGATACCATTATCTACAATTACCTGAAAAGGAGGAACATTGTGATTCCTCCAAAAGAACGTTCTGATAAAGATTCTAAGTATGCTGGTGCTTATGTAAAAGAACCGATTCCTGGAAAATATGACTGGGTGGTGAGTTTTGACTTGAACTCCCTATACCCTCACCTCATTATGCAATATAACATCTCACCAGAAACTCTTCTGGATGAGAGGCATCCAAGTGTGACTGTTGATAAAATCCTAAATCAAGAAACTAATTTTGAGTTATACAAGGATTATGCAGTTTGTGCTAATGGGGCAATGTTCCGCAAGGATGTGCGTGGTTTCCTTCCAGAGTTGATGGAGAAGATCTACAAAGATCGTACCATTTACAAAAAGAAGATGCTTGCTGCGAAACAGGAGTATGAAAAGAAAAAGACGAAAGAGTTGGAAAAAGAGATTGCTCGGTGCAACAACATCCAGATGGCGAGGAAGATTCAACTTAACTCTGCTTATGGTGCTATCGGCAACCAGTATTTCCGCTATTACAAACTAGCAAATGCTGAGGCAATCACCTTGTCTGGTCAGGTGTCTATTCGTTGGATTGAGAACAAGATGAATGCCTATCTAAACAAAATTCTTAAAACTGACGGTGTTGATTATGTCATTGCTTCTGATACTGATTCCATTTATCTTAATATGGGTCCTTTGGTTGAAAGTGTATACAAGGGAAGAGAGAAAACTGCTCAAAGCGTTGTTTCGTTCCTTGATAAGGTCTGTCAGGTGGAATTTGAAAAGTATATTGAAGGTTGCTACCAAGAATTGGCTGAGTATGTGAATGCTTATGACCAGAAGATGCAGATGAAGCGTGAAAACATTGCCGAACGTGGAATCTGGACCG